CGTTGCTGCAAGTGTGTGCAATGATCTTCGCTCTTTGTGAACTGACTGGTCAGTCCATCGAGAAGATCATCGAGCAAATCCGGTATTTCGCCCTCGGTGACGATAACCTCCTGGTAGCACCCCACAATTTAGTGGTGGACCAGGGGCGTCCAATTCCCATAGTGCCAATGCTAGCATCACTCGGGTTGGACCTCAAGCTGAAGCTGTTTACTGGCGAGAATGCCAGGTACCGATGTTCATTCCTCTCAAGCAAGTTCTACCCTGTCTTAATCGACGGTGTGGAGTCAGTTGTGTTAGCTCCAAATTTGGGGCGGGTCTACGCAAAGTATGGTTATTATACCAACGTCCCGTCCTCAATAGTCGACGGCAAGCGAGTACCGCGAGCTGACCATGCCAGAGGACTCGTGCGTGGCGATGCCTTGAGCCGCCACCGCTCTTTAGCAGGCATCCCATTCCTGCAGGAGCTCAACGACACGCTATTACGTGTCACCGAAGGCGTAACCCCAAAGCACAGCCGCGACCGGTATGGCCGCGTTGATCGTGTGCGTGTGGCTAGCGACCAAGAGAGTGATTCGATCCTCTCCGCCGCCACTGAGGGAAAGCGCGAACGCAGTGAACGCATCTGGGAGATGCTGCTGATCGTGTATAGTCTTACACGCAGCCACCTCGAGCAGTACAAGGAAATGCTCGATCGTGTCACCAGCGTACCATATATCCTTGATTTCCCTCCATTATCGCGTGCCGCCATGATCGACGGCTCGGTACCCGATTGCTGTGTCATTGACGACGGCAACGAGTTTCAGATGGAGGATGACGACTGGCTCCCTGAGGCGCCCCCAACGCAGAAATGGGTGCCCAAAGCCACTGCCTCTCACTGTTGGATACATGTGGGACCCAGAAAGTCGAAACGGACGGCCACACACCCAGGCCGTATGGCGTGTCGCATTGCCAATCGTGTGACACTACCATCAACCCCCGCTGTTAAATATTCGACAGCGGCTGCCGCACTCGCGGCAGCCAACAGCGGGGATGAGAAGAAGGTCAATAATCTGACCCTCTCTCCTTCCGTGTGGACGAGTGGAGTAATTACCACCAATCCATTTCAGGTGCTCTCAGCACCAGTACCCATCGCCCCACCTGTAGGAACGCTGCGGCCGGCCTCTGATGCGTCCGTAAGCGGGCAGTCAAGCCAGGACAAGCGTCCTCGTGATCCGGTGATGGTGGAACGTCGAGAGTGGTTGCGTTCTATGCGCAACTTGTAAACACCAGGTGTTCACTCAACCCTTCGGGGGAATGCGGCTGACCAGGAACAACGGTCACAAGCCCGTGGCAACGCAGAGTGAACCCTTCAAACGCGGCATGGGACCCGCGGTTAGGAATTCAAATTGAACATTTGGGCGTAATTCACCCAATCGGCTTCGAGCTACCTAACTACCTCCAATCATACTTGACAATTTCTGGCTTGCATGTCTTCACGTGCACGAACTGTCTCGTCGGCTAAGCGCGGTGCGGCCCGCGCTCATGCTCGTAAATCAGCCGTCTCGCAGGGCAAATCGAAGCCCATGCGTAGTATGCGGGCCAATCGTGGCCCCGGCAGCCAGCGTTCGTCGTCGGCAGCCGTTAAACCTCCAGCGGCAATTGGAACCGATGTGAGGGATGGTGTCAACACTGGAATGGTGTGGAAGAATTCAAACACCGTGCGCGATCATTTCGCCACGCGGTTTGAAAAGGTCGCCGATTTGGTGACCACCACTACAGCGTTTGACTTAATCCAGGACTATTATCTCAACCCGGGCAATTCGGTTTTGTTCCCGGTGTTTAGTCAGATCGCCGTGACGTATGAGGAGTACATATGTCACCGGTTGCGGTTCTGGTATCGCGGTGAGGAATACACCGCGAGCGGTAGCAACGTCACCGCAGGCCTCCTGATCTATGCTACCAACATGGACCCGGATGATGCCACATTCACGTCGACGAACCAAATGGAAAACTACGAAGGTAGTGTTTCTGGTCCGCCGTTTTCTGGCCATTTCGTGCACGATGTATTGGAAGCCCGTCATAAACGTGGCAAGTCCAAACAGGGCGGCGGTTTAGCGCTGAACCAATATTTCGTCTACGCCAGTGGCAACCAGGCGGCCCCAAGTGGCCAAGCGGCTAAGTTCTACGACATGGGGCTCTTTCAAGTGGCCTCAGTCGGAACTCAGACGGCCTCACCAGCCGGTGAATTGTGGGTGGAACACTCGTGGACGTTGATTCGCCGCAAACAGCAAACTCCTATCGGGCAATCAAATCTTTATGCTCACATCGTTGAAGGTCCTGCCGCAACGGCAGCGACAGCTACGGCTTATTTAGGGACGACCGGCGGTGTTGTCCGAGCCGGTTCGACGATTCCTACCGTTGCCACCAAGACCACATTCACACTGCCGCTTGCCGGCGTGTATCTTGTGGTCGGGTTGTTCGATAGTGGCTGCTCTTCTGCAGCCACTTTCACACCTGGTGCCAACATCGCCGGAACGGCAATTCTTATTGATTCGAGCTCTGCAACCCTCGGCAACTTTGCCGCGGCTGGCAACTCGTTCATTATTTACATTGCGACGGTGTCTGGTTCTGGCACGGCAGCAGCTAACACCATGACGATTGGTGCCTGCGCTGGGTTAGCCAGTGGTACGACTGATATTTTCATAGTACAGGTGAGCGGTGGTATTGCCCTGAATCCACCATCTCGTGGCCCCCGACCCGCCGGTCAGGATGGCCTTCTTGAGGCTGGCATAGCTAGTCTCCTCCAGCGGATGAAACGTCTCGAGCGTGGTGTCGTGGTTACGGAGCCCGACACCCCACCCGATGATGATGACTGCAAAGTGGTGGCTATAAACCCCCTGACGCAATCAGTACACATCCCTGCGAGTCGGCTCTCAGAGCTACTCGGCTTGGGCCATCGGCCCAAGTGAATTGGTAATTGCTGGTGTGAGGGTTGCCCAACACCATGCGCGCACTGCTATTGGCACGACGGTGCGTCCATTTCCCGCGTCCGGGGTTATTCCGACGACTTGCACCATGGCATGCAGTGCGGCTTGAGATAATTTCAATAAAGCGACGGTACGTGTGTCCTCTGATGTGAGTTTCCTCCTCACCCCCCTTCTTGGCGTTAGCCGTTGCTGGGTGTTGGCTGGGCAGAAGCCATCAGCGGTCAGTCCCCAGTGCCATGTGGCACCACTCCTGTGGTTCCACCTGTGCACGGAGGATTGTCCGTTTGTTGACTGAAGTCAGTCAGTCCTTGGATGCTACCAACTAGTTCTGTGATTGATGAAAGTCTCACGGTTCACGGTTGGGACCAGGGAAGAGAGTGGTCCCTAGCGGACCGCCAGGGCTGGGAGTGCCTTCCGATCTCCTCAACGTGGCTATGGGCGTAGCCGCGTTGTACTTGCTTACGCCTCGGTGTATCCCGTAGTACAGAAAATCGAGTTAGCGCCGCCCTGACCAGACGGCGCACTCTGGCTTGACGCCTCTGTCGTGACTAATGGCCTGGTGCATAATAAGCTTGCACTTTATGGAACTACAACCACAGGAACCGCACGACACGCTGATGCCTGGCCCTAAGAGTGCCTACATAAATCTCTTAGGAAGAAAACGTAAACTGTCGTTCTGAG